CCTGCACCATCATGTACTGAGACAGTTTGATCGGATCGCCCCACTCATTTACACAATTGGCAACACCGAGTCCCTCTGAGAAATCTACGCTGACAAATCGTAGCAATGTCTGCTCATCCCGTGGCCTATCGTAAGGAACCAGAATGTCTGTGCCCTCGGGTACATCGTATAGCCTAAAGTATCTGGGGATGTTTAGAAGTTCCTCGTCGGTTATCATGTCACCGTACCCGACCGTATACTCAGCGCCGTTTATCCTTATCATGTGCCCTCCCAAAGAGTCATCTGGTTGAGGATAGGACTGACCGCTTGATATGTCTCGC